GGAGCTTTATCACAAAACAATAAAAATCTTTGGTCCGCCTGGCACAGGTAAAACATACACGTTAATTGAAAAGGTTTTAAAAGGTTATTTAAGAAAAGGTATAAGGCCAAACGAAATTGCATATTTATCTTTTACAAACAAAGCAGTTAACACTGCAGTATCAAGAGCGTTAGAATCTTTTCCTCAATACAATACTGATGATTTTTCTAGATTTAAAACTCTACATACTTATTGTAGAAGATATTTTCCTGAAGAAGTATTTGATCCTAAAGATTGCACAATCGATTTTGCGTTACAAACTAAAGTAATTAAAAGAAGTGATAAGAGATTAGCAGATGACAATTTTATGTATAAGGATTGGTCTCTTGGTGTTTATAGTAAATCTAGAAATTTATTGATAAGTCCAGAGGAGGCATACAAACAAGAAAGTTATAAGAGAGATTCACTTACTGTATTTTTAAGAAAGATTAGCACTTATGAACATTATAAGACAGGTGGCGGAGAAAGATCATTCATTGATTTTGATGATATGATAGAAAGAGCTATCAAGGAGGTTACATTTCCATCGTTAAAAGTTTTAATACTGGATGAAGCACAAGATTGTACACCATTACAATGGTCAGTAATTTATAAGATGGCCCCAAAAGTAAAAAGGATTTATTTAGCAGGAGATGATGATCAAGCAATATACAAATGGAATGGTGCTGATCCAAAATATTTTACAAAATTTTTTCCTGGTCGAAAAGTAAAACTAAGAAAAACAAGAAGATTTGGAGAGGCCATACATAGCTTCTCACAAATAATTAGACGAGGTATTAATGATAGTGAAGAGAAAGAATACTTACCAGGTGGGAACGATGGATATGTAAAAGCTTATTTATCATTTAAAGAAATACCATTCGAAAAATTTAAGGAGGATTGGTATATTCTAGGACGTATAAATGAAACTGTTAATGAACTTAGGATGTTAGCTAAAGATGCAGGTTTATATTACAAAGATAATAAAGGCACAAAATGTTTCGACCAAAAACAGTGGGAGTCAATTAAAGCATGGACTGCTATTACTAAAGGTAAAAAAATAGATAAGAAAGCAGCTCGTAACATGTACAAGCATTTAAGAGAATTAGAAGATCCAGCTTATAGATTAGATAAATTTTGGAGAGCACAACCTGATTTTAAAGAATACAATTTTCAAGATTTAAAAGAGTGGTGTGGTCTTGCTTTAGAGGATAGCCAAAAAACTAAACCTTGGTTTTGGATATTAAGAAGAAATTTTAAACCTAGACAAGTAAGACACTTTATAAGATTGCTTAGAAGATATGGTCAAAAAGAATTAGATAAAGATCCTCTTATAACTATAGATACAATACACTCAGTTAAAGGTGGAGAAGCGAATCATGTAGTGTTGTATGGTAAAGGTAATTACCCATCAGATTATGAAAACAAAAATAAAAGTGATAAAAGTGATGAAAGAAAGGTTTGGTATACTGGTGCAACTAGAGCAAGAAAAACTTTACATTTGCTGAGATCTAGTTATAAGTTTAATTATCCTATTGGACAAGATTATTTAATTTATGTGCAGGAGAAAAATGACAAATAAAAACATGTTTGACGAAACTTTTCCAGACGGTGTCCAGGTAGGAGGCTCGCATTATAAGAAATTTATTATTCAACCTTGGACATTCATAAGAAAAAATGGTCTTAATCCTTTTCAGGCAAACGTAATTAAATATGTATGCAGGTATCTATTAAAAGGTAAATCAATTGAAGACATTAAAAAAATAAAACATTACTGTGATTTAGAAATACAACACCTTACAGAAAATGATAACAAAAAAACATAAATGTTCAGAATGTAACAATGATGCAGTTATTATTGAAAACGAAACTTATTATTGTGGCTCTTGTTATGTTGGCATCTTTATCAGGTTGCGCAAAAGATTTCGACCCCAATCCAATAACAACGGTAGTGAGATCTATAATAAAAATGGATAATAATTAATGAATGAAAATATAAGAATAACAGATAACTTTTTACCAGAAAAACAATTTAAGGAATTACGAAGTGTCATGACTGGCCTTTTCTTTCCATGGTATTATAATCCCTTTGTCGTTAGTGATCATGATTTGGATGATATAAATATAAGTCAGTTTACCCATAGGTTTTTTACTGGAAGAGAGGGATCAGAGTCGGCTGGATATAAACTTTTGAAACCAATCATTGAAAAATTAAATGTTAAAGCGATAGTTAGAATTAAAGCTAACTTACTTGTAAAAACTGAAAAAATAATAGAACATACTTTACATAGAGATTTCAATAATAATAGAACAGCTATTTATTATATTAACACCAACAATGGTTATACTAAGTTTGCGAACGGACAAAAAGTTAATAGTATAGAAAATAGACTTATTGATTTCAATTCTAACTTCATGCATACAGGAACTACCTGCACTGATCAAAAGTGTAGAATTGTTTTGAATATAAACTATTACCCTTTCATAGAGGGAGAATGTTAATAAATGAGTAATGGATTACAACTTACATTAACTTTTAAAAAATCAATGTGGAATACACCAATAGAATATAAAGATCTATCTCAATATAAAGAAATAGCAATTGACCTTGAAACTAGAGATGATGGTATTAATGAAAAACTTGGAGCAGGTTGGGCTTTAGGTAAAGGTGAGATAGTTGGTTTTGCTGTAGCTGTTGAAGGATGGAAAGGTTATTTTCCATTTGGCCATCTTGGCGGTGGTAACATGATTCCTGAACAAGTAAAAAAATATATGAAGGATATATGTGCTCTTCCATGCACTAAAATATTTCATAATGCACAGTATGATGTGGGTTGGTTAGAAGCATCTGGTATCCCGGTCCACGGAACTATTGTAGACACAATGATAGCAGCAGCATTAATAAATGAGAATAGATTTTCATATTCTTTAAATGCTTTATCAGTAGATTATTTAAATGAAATAAAAGCAGAAACAGAACTTAGAGAAGCTGCAGCCGCTCATGGTATAGATCCTAAAGCTGAGATGTGGAAATTGCCAGCAGAACATGTTGGATATTATGCAGAACAAGATGCAGAATTAACACTAAAACTTTGGCAAAGATTTAAACAAGAAATTGCAACACAAAGTTTGACTACTGTTTGGGAGATGGAGCAGCAATTGCTTCCGATCCTAATAAAAATGCGTCAACGAGGTGTGAGAGTGCAAGTGGAAAAAGCTGAAGCACTACAAAAAGAAATGAAGAACCAAGAAAAAGAAATATTAATGGCCATAAAAAAAGAATCAGGAATAGAAGTAGACATCTGGGCATCACGCCAGATTGCCAAAGCTTTTGACAAACTAAAGCTAGACTACCCACGTACCGAAAAAACAAAAGAACCTTCCTTTACACAAAATTGGTTGATTAATAATAAAAACAAAATAGCACAACTTATTGTAAGTGCAAGAGAGATAAATAAATTTCATGGAACCTTTCTATCTTCGATTATGAAATACCAGGTCAAAGGTAGAATTCATGGAGAGATAAATCAACTGAGAGGGGATAATGGTGGAACTGTATCTGGAAGATTATCAATGTCTAATCCAAATCTACAACAAGTCCCGGCTAGGAATAAAGACTTTGGTCCAAAAATAAGAAGTTTGTTCATACCTGAGGAAGGTTATAAGTGGGGTAGTTTTGATTACTCTCAACAAGAACCTCGTATGACAGTGCATTATGCTGCTTCGATTGGAGAGGGTTATGAAGGCTCTAACGAATTAGTTCAGGCCTATCAAAATAGTCAGGCAGACTTTCACCAAACTGTTGCTGATTTAGTAGGAATAGAAAGAACACAGGCTAAGACAATAGGGTTAGGTTTGATGTATGGTATGGGAAAACAAAAACTAGCCATATCATTAGGTGTTTCTAAAGATGAAGCAAATGAGTTGATTATTAAATACAATAAAAAGGTTCCTTTCGTAAAAAAATTATCAGATAGATGTAAATATGCAGCTGACGAAAAAGGTGTGATAAGAACTAAAAAAGGTAGGAAATGTAGATTTGATATGTGGGAAACTAGAGACTTTGGTTTACATGTAGCTGAAAAATATGAGGACGCTGTGGCTAAATATGGAAAAGATAATATTAAAAGAGCATTTACTTACAAAGCCTTGAATAGATTAATTCAAGGATCTTCGGCAGATCAAACAAAACAGTCAATGCTAGATTGTTATGAAGATGGACACTTACCAATACTACAGATACATGATGAGTTGTGCTTTAATGTTAAAGACGAAAAACACGCAAAACAAATACAAAAGAAAATGCAGAACGCAATTGAATTTAAAGTTCCTAGTGTAGTTGAGTATGGCCTTGGAGAAAGTTGGGGAGATGCTAAATAAAAAAAATCTTCCTAATAATAATCAAGATTTAATTGGATATGCAGCAGGATTATTTGATGGGGAAGGAAATGTAAATTATGCTCAGTATCAACGTAAAAGTCAAAATAAAAAAACATATTTAAAATGGAATATTGCTATGGAGATAGCAATGACAGATTTAGATTGTATCAAAAATTTTTATGATATTGTTGGAGTCGGCTCAATTTATTTTAAAGGTGTGAGTAAAGGATCTATGGGTAAAAAAGATCAATGGAGATGGAGATGTTCTCATCAAAAAGCTTTACAGTTAGCAAAACTATTTTTACCTTATGCTGTATCAAAAAGAGAAAAGTTATTAAAAATTATAAATCACTACGAGTTTAAAAAGCCGAAAGATACCCTAAGTAAAAAGTTTCCTTTTTTAAATATTAAGAAAAGTTAGCCAGCTATAGCTAAGTTTTCTTGTACATCTTGATATTTGATCGCATTTCTTTTGGATCTAATATCTCTCTCCGTTTTAAGCATATCAACAGTACATAGACCATTAGTCATAAAACTTGTTGACCACTTGTTTTCAAGTTCTTGAAGTTCCTTCAACAACTTTATTTTTTCAGGACTCATCATAGTTCCTCATAAGTTATGTGAACCCGCTTATTAAAGTTAAAACCATTTTCAGTTACTTTAACTTCGCCCTGGTCCACTTTTTCTGACAACTTCAAAATCGCAGCAGTGCTTGTATCAGCCTCGACTATACTGTCTACATACTGTCCTCCCATACAAGCCTTTATACGATAAGCCGTCATAAGATATTATAAGATATTTCGAACGATTCGTCAACATTGATGCCAGTCTCATCAATGGCCATACATTGCACTTCAAATAAATCCATAAAGCCTCCTAATTCTTCAATTTTTGCTTTATTGGTTCTACCAACTTCAAGAGCTTTATTTTTACATACTAAACCGTCTGATAGATTGTCTGTAATCCACTGTGTACACTGTGTGCCAGTATCATGAAAATTCCAACAAAAACTACCTATTAAGATAAATTTAATAATCATATGGTATTAAATGGTCTACACGAAAAGGTTGTGTAAATTTTAAACTCATTTACTTTATCAATACCTATTTCTTCAATTTTTTCAATGGCTTTATTATAGCCCATCATTTGACAATTGTATAAATTATCAAAGGCATCTGGAAAAGTGTGTGGTTTTATACACACACTATCCATCATAGAACATAAGGATATTGTTAATAAATACTTCATATTTTGTTTGACTTTTACAATTATCCCATATATTTAAGATTTAATGAAAAAACAAAAAAGTAAAAGTCTTGTGTTAGATAATATCA